AAAAGTCAATGGTATCAGGGTCGTAGTGGTAACTGTAATTTGGATTATAACTTGCTGTGCTTTTTATAATCAAGCCAGTAAGGTGCAGTTTAGGAACAATATTGTTTAGTTGATCTCTGGCATTTTGAATTTTTACTGGATCGGTTAATTTAATTACAAAATCGTTGGGCCCGACGCCATCGGTTACTCTAAAATAAGCCGCTGTGGGTGTTGGACCAGATTTACGAATTGCTTGATAGTACTCACCGTTATAACGAACAATTTCTTGAAATTCAGTTGTAGTAAAAGGATCCCATTCTTTCCACTTGTCTTGGCCGCTTGCCCAGTTTTGTGTAGTCCAGAATAAAAATTCTTTAGCACTAGTTTCCCAATTGGTAATTAACGCAATGTTATTATTAAAATCGTCAAATATAAACCCTTGACGCTTTAACCATTCACCGTATCCAATAATAAAATCAACTGTTTCTTGTATTGTTCTAAACTTTGTGCCGTAAGGTACTGTAATCTCTATTGAGGTGTCCCACATTGTTCTAAAGATTGCTTCTTGACCGCCGATGATTGGCAACGCCCCTAATACTTCAACATATTTTAAATCAAATATGTTAGTCGATGTATGTCCAACTTTTACTCTATAATATCGATTATTATATTTTACAATTTTACCAACGGTGTATTGTTCTCCAGTAGTCCATGTTGAAAAGCTTTCTGAAATTCCGCCAACATTAATTGTTGGACCGTTTTTTATATAAGGATAATATTTAAAAAACGGTTGTACTCGACTATATCCTTTAACTTCAAAACCGTCGGACAGTTTTGTAATAATGATACCACTATAGTTGATTCTCTTAACTGCAGAACTAACGTTTAAAATTATATCATAATCTTCTTTTGGAACAAATACACTACCTGAACTAGCCGGTGTCTTGCTATCTAATAATAAATTAAATTTTTCTTTACTAGTAAACGCACCTAACCTATGACTTAATTGCATATTAAGATTCTGTAAATTATATGAATAATTTTCATACGATTTTAAATTATCACTAATCACATAATCAACAATATAATTAATTACGCCTGCTGTTTGTAGTCTTTTCTTACTTGAATATATACTAGGTAACACTACATCTTGTGGACGAATACGTAACCCGGTATCTTTATATACTAGTTGTCCAGTTAAATTCCTAACAATCCTTGAGCGGTCTAAAAGCAATCCAAGTGTTTTTGCCGGAGCCGTTAGCATCGCAGTTATTAAAAAACTAAATGGATAATAACTACCCCTGCGCCATGCCGCTTCAATTGGGCTAACATCACCAAATATAAAATCGTTGTTAACTGATACAGTGTTTGGTCCGATAACTAGATTTGCTAGTATTGGTCCTAAAATTTCACCGTTTTCGTCTACAGGAATACAATCAAGTAAAAATGGTCTGATGTATTTGTCTAATGTTACTACCGGTTTACCAGGTTCTTTAACTAATCCTTGACTTAGATCCTGCCATAACACTAAATTATCTCTTGTGTAAGGGGCTGGTCCGTAAACTTCTTCCCACCATGCTGGCGCTAAACTAAAACCTAACATTTCCCATGGGCAAAGATTAGGGCGATCAGTGTCAAGCATCCAGCGATATATACCTCTCCAATATCCTGGAACTGGGCTTCCATCAGGCGCAGAATGCCCTTGATAGTTATATGTTAGGCTATTTTCTCTGTCGTAACTTAACGGTTTAGTAAAATCTCGATCAATTAATCTAGTCCATTTATAAAATTGACTTGCTAGTACTTCGTTAAATTCAGTTAAGGAATAATCTGTTGTTCTAACATAGCTTGGTAAAAAGTCACTAATATCAAATATGCTAGCATCATATTCTACTTTAATATTATTAAAAATTCGTTTTTCTAATTCTAATATTAAATCATCACGGTAGTCACCGTATGCTAGTATTTGACTGCCGTCATGACCTTGAATCATTGTTCGAGGAGTTACTAGACTTGTGTCAAGATAAATTTTAGGTTCGTATTTTGGCCAAATTCCTAACTTTGTAGGAGTTTGGGGAATAAAACTCCCGTCAGTACTATCGTATTCGTAGATCGCAATAGTGTCATCGTTATTTAATACAGCACTAATAATAATGAATCCTTGACTATCAAACGTGTAATCCTTTTTATACAATAACTGCTCGCCATTTAAGTAAACATATACTGCTTGATTTGATAATTCATTTAAGTTAAATGCTGTTACTAATGGATAAGATTTTATTCTATAATCAATAACAGAATATGCGTTGTACTGATGTGCGCCATGTCCTAACATATCACTAAAATAATATGCTACGTTAGTTGGTTTATCTTTGTTAATTTCTTGTAAAATTAAATTAACTTGAACAATTATATCTGTAGAATAAGTTTGTAATGTATCAATAATAGATATAAAATTTCTTTTAAATTTATTATAATCATCTTTAGATGCTTCTATCGCACGAATAATATTGTTTTCTTGATCAGTAATATGATATAACGATAATCCCATCGGGCCGCTATGCTGAACAAATTTAGTACCGTATGGAGTTATATCGCCTAAATCTCTAAGATTGTTTGCTCCAGGATATTGTCCTACAAATAATTCAACGTTATCTACTATTGAACTTACGTGATCAATAACTTCTCCTAATGTAAAATCGGCAAGATTATTGTTTAAAGGATTATTTTGTAAATTAATAGGAGTTTCATAATACCCGTTACTGTTAATTGGCTGCGTAGCAAATGCTCTAATTGTTAATACATCATTTAAAGAAATATCTGTAGTCAATACTACTTTTTTGTATACTGGCCCAGTCACTACTGACCACAATGACTTATCTAGTCGGCGGCCATTAATGTATATGCGGACTATTAGATCGTCTAGTGTATCTTTATTATCAAAAATATCAATTTCAAAATTATTAGTTAAATTTGAATTCTTATAAATTCTAATAGCGGCTTGATTTTTAGTTGCTAATGACGTTTTCCAGCCATTAGCATATTTGATTGCTTGTGTTGTTGGCGACATTACTGTAAGATATCCAACATTAATATTTTTATCAATAACGTCTGCTAACTGTTTATACTTAAAAGTATCAGTAAGGATATTAAAATTAAAAACAATATCACCTATATTACTAATATTTTTATAAGTTAACGCAAATCCTAATTGTGTGTCAACAGCGCCTGTTCCAATTTTATATGAAAATAATTTTGTTCCAACAAACGTAGACCCTTCGTATGTGTTAATATCGCCGTAACTAATAGTATTGTCGTCAACAATATCAAATAGTGGCGGCTGATTTAAAATAGTTTTTTGTTGTCCAGCCTGCCATGTGGTTCCATTAAACCAAAATGATTTTCCAACATTCACAGTGCCTTGCTTAACTAATACTACATCATGTAATAATGGTTCAGTTTCTAATACAAGGTGAATCTGACGGCTTCCAGAATTAAGATGGAGTACATCAATAAATTCTACTCTATAAATTTTATTTTGTACAAAGCTGTCAGTATCGGCAGTAAACAGAATTCGTTGACCTTGAATAAGAGGTATTCCGTCAATGTTATAGCCTAATGATCCTTCAATTGTAGAAAATACATCAGTAGTATAAGTGTCAATCAAATCAATATCAGCAATTGACTTTAGACCAAAATTAAATAATTTTAGTCCTGCTTCAAATTCAATAATTGGTCGAACTGCTCTAGCTGTTTGATCAATGTCTGGAACTTTATTATTAAATGCCGAGCTAGTATCAATTACATCTTTATGAAACCACCGATTATAGCGAGACCACGGGTTTTTATCAACACTTGCTCTATTAATAATAATATAATCAGGTGTTCCGGCAAATGCTGTGGCGTCACTAAAGGGCAACGTGTCAAATGGTGTAGAATCAAATAACACAGATTGAGATTGTGTATAAGCACTAATTAATGCTAGATTAGATTCCTTAATTAAAATAATAGCAGTGCCTACCCCTTCAACGTAATATTCGTCAGAAGCGTAGGATGTCGGAAGAACATTTCCAACAAATTTTATTTTCATTCCGTTACTAAGAGGAGTGCCGTCAGTTAAAGAATAAGTTTTTTTGCCAATAATCTCATCTTCAACATTAATTTTCGTATTTTCAGTTATTGAAAATATTTGAAATACTCCACCTAGATCAATATCTGATTCGCTGACATAATACAATACGTCAGGCGCATCAGTTGGCACTGTAAATGTAATAGTTCCTGTTTCTACAGCAAATCCATCAAGACCAAATGTAGTGTATCTATCTAATTCTCCTAAAGACCGCACAGTTTTAATACTAAACGGGTTGCCGGGGCTGTTAATTTCAAATTTATAAGTTTGCCCTTTAAATAATTTAATTGTTGGGTTTCGTGTCAATCCGTCAGGGCTAAACACATATTGAAAGCTATCACCTTCAGACTCAACTAAAACAGAATATGTGCTTTCAATTTTTTGTTGCTGTCCTGCAATAGCAATTACATCAGGGCCGTAAGGCAACCAATAATAATTTTGAAAGTTAACAAATTTATCCCAATCAATGTGCGGATCCCAAGAATAAAATTCTTGTTTGTTTAGAAGAGAATGATTTTTAACATTACCGCCAAACACTTCAATTTGGTTAATATAATCAATGTAGTCTTTAAAAAATGTTACATTACTTAAACTATCCTTAATCACCATTCCGGGTTCTAATTGATAATTTTGTCGTTGGTTATTAATTTCTTTAATAAAAATGTCATCACCGGTACTGGCTTTAGCATTTTGTCTGCCAACAAATCCGTTGAGTTTATCAACCGTTCCGGGTTGTACAAGCTGGTCAATTGTGGCTTGCGTAAATTTCTTGTTTGCGTCTGATCTATAAAATCTAGGAAGAAAATTAGAAACCTTGTTACTGTTTGGATTAATGCTATCAGCCATTTGTTGATCCGTATGTTGAACTTGTAATTGTCTGTTGAGAAGTTGCTGTCGATGCTACTGTAGTACTGCTTGTTGATTTAATTGCGCTCGACGTTATTCCAGATATAATTTCAATATCGTTAACAGTTGCTCCGTTAATAAAAATTTGATCGGTTGCTGATTTAATTTCAAACAAGCTACCAAAGTTTAAACCAGATTGTCTAGGCACAATTACAAAATTACTAATATCTGGTGCTAACTGATTTACTACATAAGTTGCTAATTCTGTAAAATAAAAAGTGTCGCCAAAATCCCAATTTTCTAAAGCAAAAAATTGATTCATTGCGGTAATAACTCGAGCTTTAGCTTCGTTATCAGTTAATACTTGTCCGACGTTTTTTACAATTTTAAAACTTGCTTGCACATCTTCTTCTGCTGTTGGCCCAAATAAAATTTTATAACTTACAGGGTGATAGATAATTTCATCACTAATTGATTTAATTAAATTTAATGATGGGGCAACAGTATTATACAATTCGTCCGAGCTAGGGGCCAGTGGTTTAATAGTACCAGCACCGTTTAACCATTGTCTAAATGAAGTATCATAACCTTTAGTTAGTACAAATACATCCATAACATTACTTGATCCCGGATCGACTCTTGATTCGTAATCGGCACTATGAGTGTATTGGAATTTTAAATTATCTCTGCCAATAAAAACTTTATAATCTAAACTAGTTATTAATTTTCCAGTAGATAAATTTAATTGTTTTACTACATTAGTATCAATAAAATAAAAATATTGTCCATCACTGTATCCGCTGTATGAATTAGGATCTGTAGGTAATATTAATACTTTATTATCAGTATTAGAAACATATTTGTAATCTTCTTGCCCTTGACTAATCAAATATTTTTGCTGTAAAATATATTTTGTTGTTGGATTATTAGTTGGGTCAACAATATTAATAAACAATTCAGGATCATCCACAACACTGTTATCATCAGTGTCAGCAAATGAAACTATTAATTTTTTAGTGTCAACATACCCGTCAAGTCCGACAAATTCAGAAACAACGTCCCATATCTGATCACGAGTAAATTGACTTATAATTCCGGGTTTTGTATTAATACTTAAAATGTTAATACTATCCTTAACTACTGAGTTAGATTTACTGTCATAAATTTTATTGTTACTATCAAAATAAAATCTAATCTGTTGGTCACTTTCAAAAAGGTATTGTTCTTCACGACTAGTAATAGTATAAAATTCGTTATCCGTAGTAAACAATAGTAACCAACTAGCATCTTGTTGTTTGTTAGAAACGTCGCCCTGTTTACCAAGACTAAATTGAGATACTACATCAAGGTTTGATTCAAACACGATTTGCCATGTTTGTGTAACACTACTGTATCGTAAACCAAACGGTTTATTGGCAAAAACTAATTCAATCATAGTAGTAATAACTGTACTATCGATTACTGTACGCCATTTTGGTAGAATTTGAGTTATAGTTGAATCTGTAGGAACTGTTCGATTTAGTATAAGCGGTCCAAAGCCAGTTGATAATTTGCCGGTGCCGGCAGCAGTGCCATCATCAACAACAGATACAACTTCCGCCCATATGTACGAACTAGTGCCAGGGGCAGCAGGTGTTGTTATTTGAACTAATGAGTTGTTGCGTAAAGTATCAAAATAATACCCTGTTGGTGGAATAAATTTAATTAGTGAACCGGTAGTAAAATATTTCAAATCAGTACTAGTGTAAGATCCTACCTTATACGGGGTTCCATCACTTGCGCCAATATAGCCAGATGACATACCGGTGTCTGTCGTTTGATTAAACCACGAAATATTAAGACTAGATGTAATAAAATTATTAAATTTTGAATAATAATAATTACGTAAATTTTTTCTATTTAAAATATCAAAAACATTATTATAAATTATACCTTCAATATCTGTTTTATTAGCATAACTAAATCGTGTTTGAGAACTGTATTCTTCTTTGTATAACACTCCATCAGTAGCAAACAAATTAGTAGAACTATATTTTCCTGTTGGGTCAACTAAATCAAAATATCGACTAATGCCACTGCTTGTTCTATTAACCGCTTTTACCTTTGCTACTTGTGTGCTAGCTGACAACGGACTAATATTATAATCTTCTCCGGTTATCATTCTATTTTGTGTGTAGTATGTTTGCGGAGCATTGGCTTTAATGCTGTCATTAGTTTCTGAAATATCAGCATTAGACACTGACGTTGCTAAACTTAAAGAAATTGTTAATGTTTCTTGTTGGTTTGAACTAGAAAAATAAGGGATATCAATAGTCACACTACGGATATCTTGAGTGTTAACAGTGTACGCAAAACCGTTACTAATTCTATAGTAAACTCTAAATGTGCCTAATGGAAGATTACCAAAGGTACCGTCGCTGAATGTTAAACTAACAGCATCGCCTGCTCTAGTAACAACTCCGTATATGTTACGAATACTTTTGTTTAAACTATTATAGATAATGTTGTTGCCTTCAAAGCTAGACACTTTTGACCACTTTTCAGACTCGATTCCCGATTGATCTAACTTGTATAACCAGACATCACTATCATTAATATTTGTAGAATCAAGGTCAACAGATTCTGTTGAACTAGGCTGACTAATTGTAAAAGTGCCTTGATTTAAAGTACCTTGAGTAAAATTTAAAAAGAAACCCGAACCTCTACTGCCAGGACCGCGGCCGTCATCTCGATAAACACATGCCATTTTATTACCAACTGATGGAGGTTCTTCATAAATGTAATTTTGTCCGGCAAAGGTTGTACTTGTTATTTCAAAATTCATAGTGCGGCCACCAACTGATTTTGAAAATGCGTAAACAGGAACATCGTTGTTGGCTGCGTTGAATCTGTATTGTTCTGAAGGAATTCCGTAAACAGTTGCTTTGTCAGACGGACTACCAAATTGTTGCGTATTTGGCATTGCCGCGTTTAACACTTTGATAAATTGATCATACCAATTGTCGTTTGATGGATCATTCCACGCAATAATCTGTCCGGATAGATTTCTTCCGTTGCTGTCAATGACATTTTGTGTAGTTTGGACTGCTGAAAATTTTAATACACCCGACGCTGCAACGTTACGTTTAGCGTTATAACTTAACATTCGTGCTAATCTTAGCACACTTTCTCTACGTTCTGCTAGTTCAAGAAAGTTTTCACGAGCATTTAAGTCAACACGGAACGCTATGCTTTGTCCCAAGAAGGCAATAAGGTCAATTAGGGCAAGGTATTCGCTAGATTCAATGTAATCGTTATAATCTTCTGGATAGTTTTGACGAATATAATCAATCATGGTCCTGCGCAAGTTTTCAAAGTCGTAACTTTGAAAGTCGGCATTTCTAAAACTCTGATAGACTTTTTTCCAGTCCTCAGCCACTAATAACCTATTTTGTCTATCGGTTGAACTCATGATTTATCCTATATCTTGTATTTATTGAATAAAATTATCTACGTATATTATGCTGCCAATAGACCATTTTCCTGGTCAAAGCGTAGTTGTAGGCTCTGACTGATGTTATAAGGTAGATAGGTTAAAAAGCATTCGATTTGAATTCCACTTTCATAGGCAGTAACAATGACATTATCAGCTGTAACTCGAGGATCATAATTTATAATAGTGTTTACATTTTCTAAAATTAGACCTTTTAAATCTTCTGTTAATGGTTCAAATAACAAATCCCATATAATAGTGCCAAACGCAGGATTCATTAATCGTTCACCTTGTCGAACATTGAAATGATTTAACAGGTCTTGCTGTATTAACGCTAGATCATAAAGACTATAATTTTCTGTTTCAGCACTAAGAGTGCTAAATCCTTTATACATTTTAGGCCTAGTATCTTCTAATCGATTAGCGGCTGGTAATGATATTTTAGTATATAAATTTCCGTTTGAACTCATTATTCTGTTCCTTTAATTTTGCTGAATGTATCAGTAGCAGTTGAATATTTTTGTGCGCTTGCGGCAGCAACAGGGGCAGCAACAGATTTAGTTTTGTCCGGCGTTGCCGCTTTTGGATTTAAATTCTCGTGTCCTGCCCACGGCTCAGCCATTGGAATTCTACCAGCTTTTGTTGCTTTAGCGGCGGCTGGTCCGTTCATATCTATTCTTCCTGCTGTTTCTCTGTGTGCGGCGCTGTTAATATTAGTGTTGCCAGTAGCAGTTAAATTAGCGTTGCCAGTAGCGTTTAAATTAATATTACCCGTGGCTGTTAAATTAATATCTCTGTCAGCTGTTACATTAAAATCTTGTTTAGTATGAATACTAATACTATCCTCGGCGTATATGTCAATTTTACCGTTACTAGTTAATTCAATCCAAGTTGTACCGCGAGCATTACCAATGTAAATTAAATCTTCACTGTTGTGTAAAAGAATTTGGTGCCCTGTTCTAGTACGAATACGGACTAGTTCATTGTGTGGTATTTTTACATCGCCGCCTGCGTCGCCTTGCTCTTTTGCCGCATACTCAGGAGGGCCTTCACTAGCTTTTGTTTTGCGTAAAAATTTATCATCACCATCGTCCATGACAAATGTACTTCCGCCTAATCTACTAACCGGTACTCCTTTTTGTTCGTTTTCTTTTACACCTATCGTGCCAGTTTTTGCGCCGGAAGTTTTATCAAGAGGGCCGGGCGTAGATATTCCAAATACTGCGCTTGGAATATCTCTCCTAGCACTACTAGAAGTGATGCCTCGAATATCATCTTTTAACAATCCTTGAATTTCCAATACTGAAGCAAATGGGTGCTTTGGTTTTTTAACTTTAGTTACATCAACACACATTTGCTCATTCAATTTTTTATTGTATTCAGCAACCGGTAATCTGCCGCCACCTTCAACTACTGCGTCAGTTGCGGCGATGCCGGGTAACATAAAATTCATGCCGTTGTCAAGAGCGCACCCCATCCAGTATCCGTATTCTGGATTGCCGTCAATAAAGAATACTAAAACAATTGTTCCCACATCTGGAGGTACAAACCACATACCATAACTCTTTTGAGTGTTGTTGTAGTCATTAGGATCAGCACCTACATTGCCTACTCCAGTAGTTCCGTAAAACGGAGTCAACATTTTAACCGGGATTGTTTGGCCGTCGACCGGAGCGTTCCCTCCCGGTTTCATTAACTGGACTTGTAAGCCGCCCATATACTCCTGGTCAAGCACACCGACAACCTTTGCTAGAAAGGGACCGGGACGAGGTGCCGGCTGATCGGTTGGAGCGACGCTTTTATCTGTTGATTGATCATCCATTCCTGCCATTTTTTTCTGCCTTTAATTTGTTAAGTACGGATCTTTAGGATCCGGTTTTGAATTGCTTGTAGTAAATGTGTTAGACGCAGTTCCTGTTTTTGGATTTTCTTGTTGGGTAATTCGAGTGCCTGATATTGTTTGTTTAAATTGGCCGCTGTCAAATGTACTTTTAACTAGTATTATTCGATACAATCCGCTCCATTGAACAACTGGAGCGGATTTTGATCCAGCAAAATTATATAATCCTGATCCTTGGTTGATATCAATAGGTGTTCTAAAATTAACTGAAATATGAACTTCCCCGTTTTGATGATTAACTGTACCGTCTTTATTCAAATTTTGAAAAGCTGACGGTTTTGATGTATAGTTGCCCATACCGCTTTGCGCAATATAATACGGGTCTCCCATTATTTCCATATTCAGTTTCATCATATCTACACCTCTAGTAATAGCATCATGAAACACACGAGCAGCCCGTGTTGCTTGCGTTTCTTGTCCTCCGCCACCAACGCCGTCAGTAGAGGTACGGGTCATTGTGGGGCTAACTGAGGTAGGAGTAACTCCGGCAATTGCTGGCACTTTAGCACCATCTGGTTGAGGATCTAGCGCATTTCTTTTAACTTCTGCCGAACCGTTATTTGCTCCTAACTGCACACCTTGAGATCTTTTTAATCCGTCTGCTGCCATAAGAGTTGAAAAACTCATATTAAATTCAATATCAAATTTTAAAATTTCTGTATTTTTACCAGTATACAAATAGTTGTATTCTTTGACTGCTTGTTTTTTTAAATTTTTAATTCCTGGAGGAGCGGTATTTGGTGGGTTAGTTGACGCAGTACTAACTTTATAGGGCAATACTCTATATACAAATAAACTAGGTTTTTTACCAGTAGTATCATCGTTTTCATCAGTGTCGATTGGAAATGTTTGTACATCAATAATCCACCAATCTCTCATGCCTTCTGGGCTTAGTTTTCCGGGATCTAATGTTTCTGACGGAAAGTTACTGTTTATTAACACGTTGTTAATAGCACTTACTATATTTGTATCTTGACTAAATTTAAACTCTCCTTCTTTAACGTTACTAGTAGAATTACCTCGAGCCCATACTTTATTCTTAGGATCCCATTGTTTACTTTCATTACCAAATGCAGGATCGCCTTTTTTATCAAGACCGAATCCCATACTAGCTTTTCCAAGAGCGTTGCATTCTCCTTCAGGTTGTACTAACGTTTTATTAATTTTACTTTCAGATACTCCTAATTTTTTAAGTAATTCTCCTTTTCCGCCGCTTCCTCCTGTTGATGCTGAAGAAGTAGTTGCTGAACCTTTAGATTCAGTATTAGTTGACGACGCGGCTGCTGTTGCAGATGACGCTGGATTAGTAGGGAATAAAATAACCACTTCGTCCGGAACTTTTACTAGTCCGTCTGTTTTCATTTGTTGGAGTCGTTGATTAATTACTGTTTGTAAACTTTTTTCTCCAGTCTGGAGCATTTCTTGAACTGTTGCTCCCTTAAATGATACATCGCTTTTAAAATTTGCGTTCTTTGTACTGAGAGCTGTAAAATTATAAGGAATAACTTTACAATCATAAGTTGTGCCAATATGACTAGTACGCATACTCATTGAAATAAATTTAAATGGTATGTATCTGGTAGAGTTTGGTACTACTGACATTGACCCGTCAGCTTTGTTACCTCTAAATTCAATTTTTAATAAAAATGGCGCATCTCTATAATTCTTCCATCCGTATTGAAATGCAGCAGTTTGGAGTGCTATTGGAAACATACCCATACTAAACGGTTCTGTAATTGAAAAATTAAATTTTGTAATATTAGTATTTGCGTGTTTTTGAAAACCCATCATACTGTTAAGTTCTAACCGCTCAATAAAAAAATCAAATTTTCCATAAGCAGTTGCTATCCTGTTAGACGGATCAGCATTAGCTGACTTACAAATTAATGGGATGTTTTTTCCTGCCATGTATGTAGTATCAGGATTAGTTAAGTCGGCAGTAGTTAGCACCCCAATGCTTAATACATAATTGTACGTAGTGTATTGAGACAACACATTCGGTAGTGGCAACTTTGATCCTCCTAGGCTAGATAAGAACGATCCAGCAGAGCTTAGTGCGCCTGATACTGCATTAGTTACACTTGACAGCGCAGATGCTGGGCCAGATGTAATTGCGTTAACTGCGCCGCTGGCAGCAGTAGTAGCTGATGTAACTGAATCAAGAATTGCCATATTATATTCCTAATACTGTTTTTAAACTACTAGACTTTGGAATGTAAATGCTAGTGCCCGGAACAAAATCAAATATAGGATCTTGTAGTACATCTAAATTACGTTGGATAAACACCCACCACAGCGCAGCCTCACCGTATAAGTCGTATGCTAATAAATCTGGACGATGTGTGTATTGCGATTCTATTGTATATAAAAAATCATCTGACTCTGCACTAACTGCTCTAATTGATAGTACATCTAAATAGTTTTCTTTTATTTCTGTAGTTGACCACGGGCTTAAATTTGAATAGACTGCTGACATATTAAATGTACCCCACTGAATTGTTCATATATCCACCTTGTACAAATCTATCAAGACTAAAGTTTCGAGTACTTGCTCTGCTGTAGGCAGGTATTAATGTAACTGCAATTGTACTCTTTGTAGGAACATGTGCTGTACCACCGCTTGTTGACCCGCCAACTCCAAAACTACCTAATAGGCTTGCTACTTGACCAACACCGCCTGCTATACTACTTACCGTACTTGTAATTCCGCTTAACTGCGGAAGGGCGCCGCCTACTGCATCAGCAAGGCCGCCAATACTATCAGCAATGCCAGCAATCTCTCCGGCAGCACTTCCTACTACGTCACAGCTAATATAATCACATTCTTTGCTTAGAGTAATTTTCATAGACTGTATTACTACTGGTATGTTTTTAAACACGTATGCTCCATATCCGTTTAATTTTACAATTGGTGGAGGGTTTCCGGCCTTAGGATCATATCCTGAAAACATTTTTGTTGCTGAACGCAAATAATGAACACAAGCAATCCAGTATAATGCTTGCGAACTATCTTCTACGTTAAAATCGCCAGTTATAGATATTGTGCCAGGATCACTGTTTGAATAGGCCTGAAAGGGGTAATTACTGTGTATAGGAGTAACTGGGGTATATTTTGCTGCACTACTAATTGCTATTTCTGGAGTATATGGAAATATAAATCCGCCAGCATCTTTCAATGGTTTTAATACGGCACTGTTTTTAAAGCTGACCCAGTTTGGAAGGCTTAACTTAACTCGCCAATCATTAGGATTATCGCCGCTGCCACCAAACATGGAGATAGCACCCATAATATCACCAACTGCTTCACCTGCCGCTGGTAAGTTTATTGATCGTATTGCAGATCCTACCATGTCCGGGCCACTAATATTAGACAGTGCCGACCCTAGTCGCTGTGCAGTGCCAATTGCGGCAGTTGCCGCACCAAACGTTGCTGTAGTTGCCGCAATTTTTGATTGTAAATTTTGTCCTTTGATTGCCATAATATGTCCCTTTGGCAAGTATTTATTTGACTTTATTAACCGCGTAGTTTATAATAACTTAAAATAGGAATGACTCATGACCGCTAAAGTTAACTATCTAAACAACAAAGATATGTTGTTAGAAATACACAGGAGTAAGACATCGTACTGTAGTTTTACCGATCCAAAGTATCATCAATATGACATTATTTTGCCAAGTGTAGACAAAATAAACATACGTACAGTAGCCGAAGCTAAACGAAATCAAGCCAAAAGAATAGGTGATTTAGACTACGCTACCCGTAAAAAAGACGGGCAAAAAGTTAAACAAGCCGACTGTGAAGTAGACTATAAGAAGATACAAAAAACTGATTTAGTCTTTAGAATTATGACGTTTGATCATATTCCGCTTAATAATACACGCAAGAAAAATCCTAAAAGTCTAGCAGATCATAGAGATAAAGTTAACTTTCCTCCTTTCCAACACTGGAGGTTTAATGACGAGGATCAGCTAATTTGTGTGGGAAAAAGCCATTGGAAGGGCGATTTAGAAAAAGGTCACTTTGACAAAGACGCTGGCCAAATTACTCCAACATTAGCAAGAATGATGTTAAAATTATGTGAGAGGTACGCTACTCGCGGCAACGTTCGTGGCTACACATATAATGACGAAATGAAAGGACAAGCTATTTTACAGCTTACACAAATAGGACTACAATTTGATGAATCGAAATCTGATAACCCGTTTGCGTATTTTACAGCGGCTGTTACTAATAGTTTTGTTCGTGTTATTAATATTGAAAAACGAAACCAAAATATTCGAGACGATATTTTAGAAATGAATGGTATGAATCCTAGTTACTCACGTACCGGAGCAGGAGAACATGCTGCCGCTGTTAAGCGACATGAGGAAAGTAATAACAATGAGTAATATGTTTAAAAAGATTGCCTGTTTTACAGACATACATTTTGGATTAAAGTCAAATAGTAACACGCACAATCAAGATTGTGAAGATTTTGTAGATTGGTATATTGCTAAAGCAAAGGAGGAAGGTTGTGACACAGGAATTTTTATGGGTGATTGGCACCACAACCGCAATAGTCTTAATATTACTACTATGGATTATAGCCTTAGAGCATTGGAAAAGTTGGGTCAAGCGTTTGACAATTTTTACTTTTTTCCTGGCAATCATGATCTGTATTATAAAGACAAGCGAGACATTCATTCCGTTGAGTTTGGGAAGTATATCCCTGGTGTTACTGTTGTACACGAGCCTACTACTATTGGTGGCGTTACGCTATTCCCGTGGTTAGTTGGGGACGAGTGGAAAACTATACAGAAACGTACGGGCAAATATTGCTTTGGTCACTTTGAATTACCCAAGTTCTTTATGAACGCAATGGTACAAATGCCAGACCACGGTGAACTTCAAGCAGAAGCATTTAAAGGCTTTGAAATGGGGTTCAGTGGACATTTTCACAAGCGCCAGATGAATGAAAATATGTGCTACATTGGTAACGCATTTCCGCACAACTATTCAGATGCGTGGGACGACGATCGAGGCATGATGGTCTTAGAATGGGGCGGAGCTCCTGTATTTTATTCATGGCCGGATCAACCAACGTTCCGCACTCTCTCATTAAGTAGACTTATTGACGAAGCTGATACTATCATTAAGCCTAAACAACATTTGCGTGTTGCTCTAGACATTGATATCACTTACGAAGAAGCAAGTTTTATTAAAGAAAAGTTTATTTCCGACTATGATATTCGTGAGCTTACACTTATTGCTGAACGTAAGGAAATTGAAATTAATACTAATATCGACATTCAAGCATTTGAATCAGTTGATCAAATTGTGTCTAGTCAAATTATTAATATTGACTCTGACCAATTTAATAAAAATACGCTACTAGCGATCTATAACAGCTTATGATAAAGATTAAAGAATTAACAGTAAAAAACTTTATGAGCGTGGGTAATCAAACCCAAGCAGTTAACTTTGCTCAACAGAATTTAACACTTGTGTTGGGTGAAAACTTAGATCAAGGTGGAGACGACAGCGGAAGCCGTAATGGTACGGGTAAAACTACTATTGTAAACGCACTAAGTTATAGTTTATTCGGTAACGCATTAACTAACATTAAAAAAGATAATCTTATTAACAAGATTAACAATAAAAATATGTTAGTTACACTGGCGTTTGAAAAAGATGGAACAGACTATCGCATTGAGCGTGGGCGGAAGCCTAACGTATTAAAGTTCTATGTAAACGATCAAGAGCAGGAAACTGACGAGTCAGACGATGCGCAGGGCGATATGCGTGAAACACAAAAAGATCTTGACGAGTTGTTAGAAATGTCGCATGACATGTTTAAACACATTGTGGCATTAAACACCTACACAGAGCCGTTTCTTAGTATGCGGGCCAACGATCAACGGGTTATTATTGAGCAGTTACTAGGTGTTACATTGCTGTCTGAAAAAGCAGAAACACTTAAAGAAATGATTAAGACTACTAAAGACGATATCTATCAAAAGAACGCAGATTTAGAAGCCGCAAAGAAAAGTAATGAAAAGATTCAAGTAAGTATTGACGGATTGTTAACTAGACAAAGCGCATGGAATACTCAGCACGAAACTGAATTAGAAAAAATTGGCCGGGCTATTATTGAGTTGGAAGGTGTTGACATTGACGCCGAGCTTACTAAACATGCTGAACTAAAAGTGTACGAAGAACGTACTACTAAGCTCAAGAGTTTGAACAAGGAGCGGGCAACTTTAGACAGCGCGACAGCGCAAGCGGAGCGAAGCGTAAAAAAGTACGCAAGTGAGCTTGCTAAGTTGAAAGACAAAAAGTGCCACGCTTGCGAACAAGATCTTCATGATCACAAACATGAAGAAATGTCTGCCGAAGCTAACACGCACTTAAACGAAGCACAAAAGTATTTTGATAAAGTTGGAAAAGATCTAGCTAAAATTAACAAAGAAATTGCCGCACTAGGTGAACAGACTCCTCGTCCTGATACTTACTATGACTCTGTTGAGCAAGCACTAAAACATCAGAATAATCTTAAAACGTTAGAAACACAACTACAGATTAAAGCGGGCGAGTCTGATCCGTATCAAGAGCAAATTGACGAGCTTACTGATACCGCCCTTCAAGAAATTAACTGGGACAGTATCAATGAACTTAGCACGTTAAAGGACCATCAAGAGTTTTTGCTAAAGCTATTAACTAGCAAGGACTCATTTATCCGTAAGAAGATTATTGATCAGAATTTAGCATATCTAAACAACCGTCTTACTTACTATCTCGACAAGATGGGCTTGCCGCATACTGTTAGTTTCTTGAACGATCTTAATGTTGAAATTACACAACTTGGGCAAGATCTTGATTTTGATAACTTGTCAAGGGGTGAGCGTACTAGATTAATTCTATCGTTATCACTAGCGTTCCGTGACGTGTGGGAAAGTTTGTATCAGCAGATTAACTTGTTGTTTGTAGACGAACTTATTGACAACGGTCTAGACGCAAGTGGTGTAGAAGGCGCATTGAGTATACTGAAGAAAACTAGTCGTGAACGTAAAAAGAATGTATTTTTAATCAGTCACAAAGATGAACTTATTGGACGTGTTAACAACGTACTACGGGTAATTAAAGAAAACGGATTTACCAGTTATGCTAATGATTTAGAGGTTACTGAGTAATGGACAAAGACGAACAGCTACATGATGAACTCATGGCAGCTTTTCGCGAGTATTTTAAGGCAAATCAAAAATGGCTTAACGAAAACACCAAACGAGCGGGTATGGATGTTCGCTGGTGGTTAAGTGAAATTAGGCGCATCTGCTCTGCTCGTCGTGTAAAAGTACAGGAATGGCGAGAGTGGAAAAATGAAGATATGAAACAGGCAAAAGAAAAACGTAAGGCAAACCAGAATCAAGACAAAGGCACACCCAGTGACACTAATTAGTGCATGTCATGGACTTATCAAAATGAACTTGTTGAAACACTTCCCGAAGATTGTGTTGGGTTCGTGTACTTGATAACCAATGACATCTCTGGCAAAAAGTATATAGGCAAAAAATTAGCCAAGTTCGCAAAAACTACCTACAAAGTAGTCAAGCTAAAGAACGGAACTAAGAAAAAGAAGAAGATTCGTAGCAAAGTTGACAGTGATTGGAGAGAATATTATGGCTCCAGCGATGCGTTAACAAAAGACATAGACACATTAGGCAAAGAAAACTTCAGTAGAGAAATCCTATATTACTGTACATCCAAGGCGCAATGCTCTTACATCGAGGCCAGAGAACAATTTTCCCGCAAAGTTTTAGAAAGTAATGACTATTATAACGGACATATTGCTGTTCGTGTACATGGTTCGCATATACTCAAAGGCTAATAATTCAGGCTGTTTAACTGCCAAATAAGCCCGCACCGGCGACTAATTTGTGCCCCGAATCCGTTCTGATGTGTGACGGCAGGGTATTCTGAGTGGCAGCAGAGACGTAAATCAGTATCCTTAACAGGACCACGATGGAATATGCCTACATACAATCCGTTTGATTTATAAGAGAAATTTTAAACAAGGCTAAAAGAGGGAGAAATACCCACGGCTTATCGCATGTTAACGTATGCTTTGAGACCCGCCGTTGTATAAAGACTCAGCTCGTGGTACCGGACAACCGCCACTGTAATGCTGTAACGTTAAGTGAACTGGTCAACTCAGATAATGTTCATTTTTTGCCCGCCAGGGCAAAGTGTGACTGAACAATCTAGATAATATTTACAGTGCTTCGCACTTAATAGTTCTTATAAAAAAGAAACAATATGTGTTAGAGCGATAGCGATAACACAGAAGAACGTTAGTTCTTCTTAATACAGTTGATAAATATCACATAGAGGATATACAAATGAAGATTTACGACATTATTAGCGAAACACAAGTTCAAGAAGGACCTGCTATTGATCTATTAAAATTAGCGGGCAGAGGAATTGCTTCTGGAGCTAAATGGATAGCACAAACTGGCTCACGTAGAGACCTCGTTGATATAATGTCAAAGAATAGTCAGATTATTAGAGATACATTACGTGGAACTGCTCCTACTGCGGCACAGGTTGAAGCTATTTACGGACCTCGAGCAGGGCAAATGTTTGCTAATGATCCTAACTTTATGGCTAAAGTTCTTAAGAAATTCCATGCCGATAGAGCAATTAAAAAGTCTCCACCGCCCCCTCCTCCATCTAAAAATTCACCACTTGATCCAAATGCTCCACCAGTAGACCCAAATGCCCCAGGAGCTTTCACAAAAATAAGAAAATCGTTAACTCCAAAATTACATTAGTTGGGTCTACTTCTAAACTTGTTTCCTTATACGGGTTGACTTCTATGGTTCAAGACTATAACGCAGGTATTGATTATGCTAATGAACAATTAAAGAAAGGACCTCCTGATGGTTGGACACAAGCGCAGTATGACGCCTCTGTTAAACATTTAAAAGCAACACTAGTATTTCAAATTGCTGCATCAACTGTTGTGTTTTCCTCATTAAAGCATTTATCAGGATGGAGTACACTGGGTGTGGGACTTAGAAGTAGTAGATGGCCGATGTTTCAAACAATTGGAAATAGAATGGGTCAACTAAGCTCAGCTGCTCGTGCGTCACTTATTATGGTCTTACAAACTAAAGAAGCTAGACAAATTTGGTCTGAATTTATATCTGGAGTCTTACTTGATAATATTGGAAAAGAAATTTTTGACCAAGTTTCAAAACTACTTGATATGGCGCAGGAGAAAGCTTCGGAATATTCAGGCGGGGTGATCAAAAAACCTGGCTCAAATAGAGATACTGGAACAAAACCTGATACTAGTGCTCAAACAGATAAAAACGCAACATCATCTACATCTAGTAACAATACGTCAACATCATCTAGTAACAATACAGCTACGTCTGGTTCAACCTACAAAGGTGACCCAATGTTTCAGAATATTAGATAAAAGGTTGTTGCATTATTTTAGATAATTCCATGTTATCTGAAATAAGTTTATACATTAAACTGCGATCTTCATAGCTATAGATATGCATTAAATCATTAATGCTAACACCACCCCGCATGTACCAACTTAATCTAAACAACTCATCTTTAAAGTTAAGTGCTTCTTTATCTAGCCTAACTAAATATTCTTCAATTTCCTGGGTGGATAATTTAATTAGGCGTTCGCGAAAAAAGCTGCATGATCTAAAGCGATTCGTAGTGTATTTTCTTTTCCACAACTATCGCATTGAGCAAGTTGTGGCGGCGTGTCCCATAATTTTTTATTTTTATCAAGGTGATCTTTAATTTGATCAAATGTAGATTTTTCAGAGTTAGCTAACCATTCATTAATAAATGCACGTTCGTTAACTATTGTAGATCCAACTTCAATAACACTAATATTTGACGAATACACCTCAACTTGTAATACTCCATACCCTTCAAATAATCTAGATGTTTCTTTGACACGTTCAACATCATCTTTAATTTGCATTGCTGCTTCTAGTTGTTGTCTTAATTCAAAATTACGCTGTCCAAATACAGTAACTTGTTCGTACGTTAACGGCCTTAATTTTAAAACTACATCCTTTAACACAGCACGTTCGTCAAATGTAATATGATTATAGTAATCTACAATCTTTGAAAGATCAAGATCGTATTCGTTTTCAGTTTGACAATGCTCGCATGTATGGCCAACTGTAATACTATTTGTATACGTAGCAATACGTATAGCCGCTAACACTAAATCTAAATCTAAATTACTTAGTGCCCATCCTGACGATATCCACGGGCAACAGCTTTCGATAACTTTAACTGTGCTTTCACCGGTAATTAACGCATCTGGTGTTTTTATAAGAATTTCGTCCATTCCAGTCATACCGTAAACGGGTAATCTAGTAACATCACCGGTAATTTCTCCGGGATTATTATACTTCCCTTTACTAGGTAAACTAATAAAGATTTTAGGTTGGCGAAAGAACTTCTGTAGTGGATTATTGGCCATTTTTGACTCCGGATAAATATATCATATAGTATTTATATACGCATATTTTTAGGAAAAATAAAATGAGTGGATCAAAAAAAGTATCTGACATGACTGGTGATGAATTTGCTGACTCGATCAGCAAAGCATTAGGCGGACGATCTAGTTCCACTTCGTCGTTTAGCGGTTCTAGTGACAAAAATCCGGTAGGTATTGGTGCTTGGGTTAAAGATTGGGACAAAAGTATCGCAGGTGGAGTTCAAGGGATTGATAAATTAAAAAATTCAAGTTCTCTCACTTCTACAGTTATGGATGGACTTAATACTGTTATTAGTAAATTTTCGCCAACACTAGGAACATTATCGGGATCTTTGTCATCATCAGTAGCCGGTTCTGTTGACAGTTATCAGAAACAACAATTGGCAGGCACGTCCTGGGCTGGCGGCTTAAGAGAGATGGAGAACGACCGAAAGGCACTAGGGCTTTCGCAACAAGAATATGCCGATCGACAGCGCGATATGGCTCGCAATGCATTAGCGTTGTCTGGCCAAAGTGGCGAGGCAATGAAGAAATTAACTGACTTCTCTGACGATTTTAAGAAAACTGATGTAGGTAAACAGCTACAATCTTCTTACGGTATGAATGCTCTCCAAATGCAAGCGTTTACAGACACATGGGTATCTAGACAAGACGCTAGCTTTCTAAAAGATGAAAAGTCAAAAGCTGCCGCATTAAAATCTCTTGAAGGGTTTACACAACAAACTATTCGAGCAAGTCAAGAACAAGGTGTTAGTGTCGACGTAATGCTCAAGCAAAACAAAGTAATGAATGAAAGTCTTCAAATGCAACTATTAAGACTTGACGGAGATGAAAAACAAAACGAAGCATTAAACGATCTTTTGCCGCAGTTATCCGGGCTTGGTCCAGAACTTAAAAATCTTGCCATGGAAGCGGCATCAGATATGGGAGTAACTGGTAAAGGAGCAATGACAGAGTCTGTGCTTGGCGACGCTGGAAGAGAATTTTCCGCAGCCGTTAAGAACATGAAAGAAGTGACTGAGAACGGTGGAACACAACAAGAAAAAAATCTTGCAGAACAACGATTGATAGCTGCCAGAGTGGGTGTTGATCAAATGATTGCGTCTAAACAATTTAGAGATAATGCTGAAATCGAACGTCGAGGCCTGCCAAGTGCCGGTGAAGGTAATTTTCTTGCTTTAATGCAAGAACGTTTGCCAAATGTACAAAAAGATAGAGCAACTGGCGCTGATCTAAGAGCTGCAAATCTTGATGATACTCCAGAAAACCGAGAACGATTGAAAGCAGAACGAAATCGTAGAGACATGACTGCTACAACTGAGACTGGAGAGAAACGTTCAGGTGCTGCCGTTATAGATGTCAATCAACAAGCAAACATGGAAGCGCGAAACAACATTATAGCTGCAGAAGTTGAAGCAATTAAAGGAGTTATAGGCGCATTAGATAGACTTGGTGGAAAAATACAAAGTGTGTTAGGAGAAAGAACAACTTCAGGTGATTTAGCAGGCAGAAATGGTCAACCTGGCTCACGCGAACAATACAACAGTTCAATTCCAAGAAATCCAACGTTGTATCCAACAGACAAACGTAATACCGGAACAGAAGGCGAAATAAAAGAAAAACTAGAACCTAAAGATGTTATTGCACAGCTACACAAAGGCGAAAAAGTATTGAAACCAGAAGATGCTATGAAGTTTGAAAGTATTGGTGGGCTTGACTTTCTTAAATCAGCACCCGGCGGTAAAATGCCAGCAGGAATGCCTAACGATATGTTAGGAGGAATGGATCCAAGTAAGATGTTTGGAGATATGCAAAAACAAATGGCCCCAATGATGGGGGACATCCAAAAGCAAATGGCTCCTATGATGGGAGAAATGAAGAGCGCATTTAGCAACATAAAAATGCCAAGTGGGTTTGATACTAGCAAGATTACCAGTATGCTTGGCAATATTAAGCAACCCGATATGGGACAGTTGGCTAACATGGCAAAATCAATGATACCGCCAACCGACGGATCAGCGGCTGCTATGTCAAAAGACATGATGAGCAATTTAAAGAGTACAGTATCATCTATAGCACAACAGCCCAACGTGTCTGAGCCAGTTAAAAATGAGTATGACGATGAAGGAACTACTCCTACAGTAGCTAGTCCAACGGCAGCGCCAACAGATTCAATCAATAGTGACATACTAAATGCTCTAAATAACTTAAATAAGCTAACAGCACAAAGTCTTGATGCGCTTGTTCGCACAGCAGGACACGCTGAAAAAACAGCCGGTGGAATTGATGGCATGAATGCTAACAGATTTGGCTAAAAGGATAATTGAATGAGTTGGAAAAAGTATTTTACACCAGTACCAGTGGGGTCTTCTTTAAGTCCAATCTCTGGTTCTGAAAATAATAGCAAAGCTGGACCAGCTAAATCAAACTACAGTAGTTACCTACCTGATGTATATTCAGGTAGCCCTAACCGTATCGAACGCTATCAGCAATACGAAGTAATGGATTCTGATCCTGAAGTTAACGCGGCTTTAGATATTCTAGCTGAATTCTGTACACAAAAATTAAAAGACGGTAAAACACCATTCAGTGTTAGTTGGAGACATCGTGCTACTAACGCTGAAATACGTATTCTAGCTGAATACATGCAACAGTGGACTAAAATACAACTCTTTGACACCCGAATCTTCCGTATTATGCGTAACACATTCAAATACGGCGATGCTTTCTTTATTCGTGATCCAGAAACTCAAAAATGGTCTTATGTTGATCCAAGTAAAATTGTTAAAATTATTGTAAACGAAAGTAACGGTAAAAGCCCCGAGCAATATGTTATTAAAGACCTAGCACCTAACTTTGAAAATTTAGTTGCTACACAAATTACTCCTAATATTAATCCACGTCAATCAGGCGGCGGCATTACTAGCGGAGCAGGGTATCTTGGAGCTCAAGGAGCACAAAAAGGTGGATCAGGGCCTTATCCTAGCAGTTCAGGAGGCAGTCGCTTTGGTACAACTGAAACAGAACACGCAATTGATGCTAAACACGTTGTACATTTAAGTTTAAGCGAAGGTCTAGACAATAACTTTCCATTTGGTAACAGTTTATTAGAGAACATCTTTAAAGTTTACAAGCAAAAAGAACTATTAGAAGATGCTATTCTTATCTATCGTATACAACGTGCTCCAGAAAGACGTGTATTCCATATCGATGTAGGCAACATGCCAAGCCATTTAGCTATGGCATTTGTAGAACGTGTTAAGAATGAAATCCATCAAAGACGTATTCCAAGTCAAACAGGCGGTGGACAAAACGTTATTGACTCAGCTTATAATCCGTTAAGCATTAACGAAGACTATTTCTTTCCGCAAACGGCAGAAGGGCGTGGATCAAAAGTTGAAACACTGCCCGGCGGAACTAACTTAGGCGAAATTGATGACTTAAAGTACTTTACTAACAAGTTATTCCGTGGTTTACGTATCCCATCAAGCTACTTACCAACAGGCGCAGATGACAGTCAAGCAAGTTATAATGACGGTCGTGTGGGCACTGCTTATATTCAAGAGTTACGCTTTAACAAGTACTGCGAACGCTTACAAAGTTTAGTAACAAGTGTGTTTGATGAAGAATTTAAAATGTACATGAGCGCAAAAGGCTTAAACATTGATTCAAGTTTGTTTGAATTGAAGTTTAATCCGCCTTTAAACTTCGCAAGTACACGTCAAAGTGCGCTAGACGGCGAACGTATTAACACATTTAACACCATTCAAGCAGTTCCTTACATGTCAAAACGCTTTGCTCTAAAGCGTTTCTTAGGTCTAACAGACGAAGAAGTAGCAGAAAATGAGCGCATGTGGGGAGAAGAAAGTGGAAAAGGACAACCTACATACACTGATGCCGCTGGAGAATTACGTTCAGCAGGACTAAGTGCCGCTGGAATTGAAGGCGACTTAGGTATGTCAGGAGATTTAACTGCGCCTGATGGCATGGAAGGTGACATAGACGGAGCAGATGCTGCCGGAGGAATGGCTCCAGCGGTTGCTCCAGGCCCAGCTACACCGCCTGCCGCATAAATACATCATGATCCTTAGAGAATTATTTTATATTGACCCTGATACTCGACATACCGCAAACGACATGCGGTATGATCCTAAACGCGACTCAGGCGTAGTTAAAAAAAGTGATACTCGTAAAACAAGATTAACTCTACGTCAAATCAATCAACTTCGCAAATCTAGCGAAGCACACATCTTAGAACAAGAAACAGAATTAAGTTTTATTAATACTATGTACGCAACGCCAACGGCGCCTGCGGCATAAATATCTTGATTTAATAAAAACTAGTCGTTTTTAGGCTATATCGTACCGCTTTTGTAATTAAAGTGTAAATATAATACAGCCTTGTATAACCATCATTCACAGGAGAACAAACAATGACTGATCGTACCCAATTTGAAGCCATGCTAGAGGCATTGATCAACGAAGATCAAGAAACAGCAAAAGAAATTTTCCACAACATCGTAGTAGCAAAATCACGCGAAATCTATGAAGAACTTTTAGAAAGTGACTTTATGGAAGAAAAAGAATATGATGATGACGGTAACGAAATTACGAAAGATTCAAATGATTCGCAAGAAGAGTCAATAGACGACGAAGAAGATTCAGACGCAAATCCATTTGGTGCTGACGATTCTGAAGATGACGCAGAAGCTGATGACGCAGAAGGCGAAGAAGATGACATAGACGCCGACAGTGAAGAAGATCCATTTAGTGATGAAGAAAGCGACGGCGGTGACATGGAAGACCGTGTCATGGACTTAGAAGATGCTTTAGACGAATTAAAAGCTGAATTTGAACAGTTAATGGCTGACGAAGAAGGCGAAGACAGCATGGGCGGAATGGACGACATGGGCGGTGACGACATGGGCGGAATGGACGCTATGGGCGGTGACGATTTAGAATCAGAGCCAATGATGGAATACACTAGAAAAGTTAGTCTTCCAAAACACGGTGACAACGGTACACAAACCCGTTCAGCTGTAGCTGGTAAGAACAACATGGGCGGAACAACTGCTAACATTGCTAAGTCATTCTCAACAGAGAAAGGCGGTACCGAAGGTGGTTTAGCTAGTCCTAAAGCTGGCGATTTAACCAGCGGCCTAGGCAAGAT